GGGTATGAACCTAGGTCTAAGGATATGGCAGGAGGAAATCCTGTTGGAAAGATTTATGAATATTTCCCTGGGAGTAATCGTTTTATATCCTTTATATCATCCTTTCTTAATAGTGCAGAAGAGAAAACAGGTATAGGTAGTGATGCTCATGAATATATATCTTTACAGTATATAGTAGATTTAATCAATAAAACTATACTAAAAGCAACTAATGATAAGTGTGGAGATAAGTTTAAATTCAAGATTTCTTTTGAAAAAGAAAACCCATATTCAGCAGTTCCTGCAAGTACGTTAGGAAATAAATTTAGGTCAGCTGACCCTACTTCTGTATTATTTTTGGGGAGAGGTTCAGGAAACTATAAAAATAATGCAGGAAATGGAAAAGACTTTGAGATTGGAGGTTCATTCTTTAAAACCAATTGTTTTCTGGGAGACCGTATTGCACATAGATATATATTAGTAAGTAGAAGATTTGTGGTAGATGAACTACATTTAAAGTTTCAAGAATTAAATACTGCAAGGGAAGAATCTACTAAAAATAAAACAAATAAAACAGATAGAATTTCTGATGTTACATATAGCATAAAAGAATTTTTTGAAACAATATTTTCTAGAATATCTAGATGTTCAGGTAATTTTGTAAACTTATCATTTAGATGTCCTGACCCAACTAAAATAAACGACAAGTTTGAATTACAAGAATTAATTATTACTGATGCTTTAGCAGTTAGTGGAGCACCACATCCATTATTTGAATTAGACCCCATAAAAGGTGATGGTAATTCACTATCTTTAATAGTTGAAGGTAAACTACCTACTGACTTAGTAGATTTAGCATTAGTAACAGGAATACGAGAAGGTTCTGGTACTTCAGGTAAAATATCAGAAGATACTAAATATCCAGACAATGTGGATAAGGAATATAATTCTCTAATAAAAAAATTAACATCGACAGATGAAAAAATAGGAGTGTATGCTAAGATGGCTAAAAAGGATTTTAGTGAAGATACTATTGCTGATGCATGTTCATCATTAGCTGAATTTAAGAAAATACACAATGCAATTGAAGTAATTAGAGGCACAAATACTAATGGTAAGTTTAGTTTTATGGAATACTTTGATTTAGAGATGAAAATAGAAATGGAGGGAACATATCCTATAATAGCTGGTAATGTATTTACTTCTACTAATTTACCTGATTTTGCAAGACCAAGTAATGGAATAGGTTTTGTTGTTATGGATGTAGAAGATAAAATAGATGCAACAGGAGTATGGACTACTTCTATTAGTACGAGAGCATGTCCATATTTAAATCTGTAAATATATGAAAGAGGTAAGGAATACCAAAGGATTAGAATATTACACATTAGATGGTTTAGAATATATAGGAGACTATTATATAAATGCAGAAAATAACATAGCTTATGTATATGACGAAAATAAAGTAAATACTAAAATACTAATCCCAAGACATACCTTTAATACAGAGACAGTAAGAATTCGAAATACAATAAAAGGAGGTTATGAAGCACCTGTACCAGTAAGAATAAAACCCACAGATTTAGATTACACCGTTGGTTTTATAACAAGATATTTTGTTCAGAAAAGAAATTCTCCAATGAATACTATTGTAGAAATAGACTCAGAACAGTATATTAATATAAAATCAAATTCTAAAAAAAGTGGGATAGATTCTAATATTTATAATTCAGTAAAATTTCAATGGATGATTTCAGGAAATTCTAAGTATGTTCAAAATTATAACACAAGACAATTGAAAGATAACTCTAAAAATTTCAAAGGATTAGATATTATTATAAAAAATACTTTAGAGTTTTATAGATAAAATTTCAAAACTTTAGGAATAATTTAGTATATTTGCATAAACAAGTTATATAAAATGAATATAGTTATATGCATTCCAAACAAATATGGACATTATCTTGATTCTAAGATAGGTTTTATGTCTGTATATGACTCTGACGAAAATTCTATTAAACATTATCCTATAGATTTGACAGATGTAGATAATGTTAAAATACCTAATATACATAAAAAGTGCATAGTAGTAAATAAGAGATTATTTGATTATTACTATGATTCAAGTATAGCATATGATTTAGAAACTCAAGTATGGTTGAATAACGAATCTATAGATTTAGATATTATTCTTTTTAGAAAATATATTAAATTCTTTAGAAGATTAGATTATTATAGATATGTTCCATATTATGTATATGTTTCTATGTGCGAGAAATTAATTCAAGATATATTAGAAAATCCAAAGTATCTTGAGATATCCAAAGCATCTGAATTTTATAAAAATATAGTATTTCCTTCTATAGAAATAATAGAAAAAAATTCAATGTATGTAGAATTAGATAAATTTAATCAGAATTTTAATAGAAATTATACTAGTAATTTTGTTAAAGTATTTTATAATATACATACTAAAACAGGAAGACCATCTAATGTTTTTGATGGAGTTAACTATTCAGCAATGAATAAAAAAGATGATAGCAGATTAAGTTTTGTAAGTAGATTTAGGAATGGATATTTAGTTGAATATGATTTTGATTCATATCATATAAGAATAATTGGAAAGTTATTAAACTATGATTTTCAAAATATAGAATCTGTTCATACACACTTTGCAAAAAAATATTTTGGTCAAGATGATATATCAGAATCTCAATATGAAGATAGTAAAAAGATAAGTTTTACTTTATTATATAAAGATGATAAAGAACTATGTGATAAATATAATATAGATTTTTTTAACAAAGTATATGCTTTTAAAGAAAAAATTTGGGAAGAATATACAAATAAAAAGTTTATAGAAAGTCCTGTTACTAAAAGAAAACTTTCAGTAAATGATGAAATGAATAAATCAAAATTATTCAGTTATTATGTACAAATGATAGAAACAGAACTTTCGATGCTATTTATATATGAAGTAAATAAATTGTTGGAAAATAAAAAATCTAAAACAATTTTATATACTTATGATTCCATATTAATAGATTATAATGAAGAAGATGGTTATGATTTATTGGTGGATATAAAAAAATTATTAATTAACAGCAAAGTAAAAAAAGGTAAAAACTACAAAGATATGGAGCTATTTAGCATCGTATGCTAATTAAAAGTATTGATTATGAAAGGACAATTTTTATGTACGTTTACTTCGAATGATTCACTTAGTTTAACTATAGATTATTTATCTACATACTATAAAATATATAATAATAAGTTTTATATGTATACAGATAGAGATAATCCTAATAGCATATTATTAATATATAATACTGAGGATAATTTAAGAGAGGGTTTAGCTAAAAATACTATATCAATAAATAAGAAAAAACAAACAAATACATTATACACAATTAATGCATTAAATTCCTTGATTAAGTTACTGAATAATGGAATTTTAGATAAGAGTTATCAAATAGATTGGGAAAACTATAAGGATATACTTCTCATAGTAAAGAGATTTCCCATAGAAGAACATTCTGGTTCAGAATCATATTTTGAAGAAAGATTAGTTTTTGTCAAATTGGATTTTAGAAAATCAATATATCTTTAATTTTTAACAAAATTTTTTAAGTTATGCCAATTAATTTTTCAGCTATTCAAGACGATATTAATCGTTTGAGTAAAAAGACTGCCAAGGATTCAACAAGGAATGATGATTTATTTTGGAAACCTGAAAAGGAACACATCATTCGAATTGTGCCCTATCCACATGACCCAACAGATTCATTACGTAGAATTTATTTTCACTATGGATTAGCAGAAAAACCAATTGTATCACCCGTAACATTTGGAATGGATGACCCTATTATGCTTTGGGCTAAGAAACTACAGTCGGAAGGAGATAAAGAATCTTGGGTAAGAGGTAAGAAATTAGAACCTAAGATGAGGGTGTATGCTCCAATTATAGTTAGAGGTGAGGAGCATAAGGGAGTTAGATTCTTCGGTTTTACAGAAGCTGTATATGCTACTTTAGCTAAGTTTTTGAACAGTGGTGATTATGGAGATATATCTGATATGACAAACGGTCACGATATCTTTGTAGAGTACCAGAAAAAACAAGGAGATGGATATCCTAGTACTACTATTATTATCAAACCTATGAAAACACCTGCATTCGCAGATGTTCAAGCAGGTATGAAAATGCTATCAGAATTGCCAAAATTGGAAGATATTTTCAAAGCACCAACAAAAGAAGAATTGATTAAAGTGTTGGAAAATTATCTATATCCGAAACCTAATACAGATTTTGTAAATAAGGCAATAGGTAATTCTGGAGTAGGTGATATTGTTCCAACTTTTACTCCTGCTAACGGTAGTGCAATTTCTCAATCGTATGCTACATCTGAGAATCAAACATCAACTGTTCAATCATCAAATGTTTTTACAGGTAATCCAATTTCAAATCAAGAATCTCCTCAAGTATCTAATGCTATGTTAGAATTTGAAAGATTACTAAATTCTAAACATAACTAGATAATGTCTAAAAAAAATCATAGTTCATTAGAAGAGGATATAGCTACTTATGTAAACAGTATATTTAAAAAATCTACTGATAAAGTTGCTTACTTTCTAGATGGTTCAGATTTCAATCCATCTGATATAACTGATTGGGTCTCTTCGGGAAATGATATGTTAGACATTGCTATATCAAACAGAAAGAACGGTGGTTTTCCCGTAGGGAGAATCACCGAAATTTCTGGAATGGAAGCATCAGGTAAATCCTTGTTGGTTTGTCATGCAATTAAGTCAACTCAACAGAAAGGTGGTATAGCTGTCTATATAGATACTGAGAATGCAGCGAGTGAGGAATTTATGAGAGCTATTGGTGTTGATGTATCTAAAATGATATATTTGTCAATGTATACCGTAGAAGATATTTTTGACACCATAGAGAAGATGATTATAGAAGTTAGGAAGAAAGACCCTAATATATTACTAACTATTGTAATAGATTCTATAATGGGAGCAACAACTAAATCTGAAAAGGAAATTGGTTTTGATAAACAGGGTTGGAATACTAGTAAATCTATAATCATATCACAAGCGATGAGGAAGATTACTAACTACATAGGCAGAAATAAAGTATGTCTTTTAATAACTAATCAATTACGAGTAAGACTAGGAGCACTTGGTGGAGATATATATACTACTTCAGGAGGTAAAGGTATTCCATTTCATTCGTCTGTTAGAATAAGACTTGAAGCAGGGAAAAAAATATTCATAGAAAAAAATGGTAAGAAAGACCACGTAATAGGAGTACAGAATGTTGCTCATATTAAGAAGAATAGATTAGGCCCTGCGAATAGAAGTATCAACTATAAAATTTACTATAATTCAGGTATGGACAACTATGGCTCTTGGTTAGAAGAAATGTCTAACAAGAAGATAGTAGACCTTAACGGAGCTTGGTATACTTATAGAGTTGTGGATAAGGAAACAGGAGAAGTTATCGAAGAGATAAAATTCCAATCTAAGCAATTTTATGATAAGATTATAGCTAATCCAAAGTACAAGGAAATGGTATATAACCAACTATGTGATGAGTTAATATTTAAGTATAGTATTAATGACGCTATAGATACTGATAGTATTATAATTGAGGAAGAAAGCGATGATGACGAATATTGATTCATTTGAAGAATTTCAAAAGTTCAAAGAAATTCAAAAATATGAAAGTGTAGTAGAGAGTAAGATTCTAGTTGTGGATGGTTTGAATGTTTTTATTAGAAATTTTCAGGCTGTCCCAACTTTGAATTATGAAGGAGACCACGTTGGTGGAATACTAGGCTTTTATAGAACTATATATAAAGCAATTATAGATTATTCTCCAACATCAATATACATTGTGTTTGATGGAAAAGGAGGAAGTGTAAGAAGAAGACACTTGCACAATGACTATAAACAAAAAGTTCTTAGTGCAGGTAGTTTCAATAGATTTTCGGATACTAGAGGAATTTTAAATGAGACTGAATCTAAAAGAATGCAGTTAAATTTATTAGTAAATTCTTTATCTATAATGCCAATTAAGACAATTATTATAGATTCTGTGGAAGCTGATGATGTAATAGCATTTCTTTGTAAGCATGTATTAGATAAAGAATCTTCTAAGATAATAATGAGTTCTGATAGAGATTATCTTCAATTAGTAGATGATAAAATATCTGTATATTCTCATGAAAAAAAAGTTTTGATATCTAAGGAATCTATGATATCTTTGTA